ACTTGAGAGAGGTTCTGAGCGTATGGATAGGCTAGAGCTTTCTATTTGGGGGGTTTACCCATTTATTTTAGCTACTGTATTTTTAGCTAAGTACTTGTAGTGTGATGCTTTATGTTTGCCGAACTAGCGGCTATAGGGGCAGCACTTAACGCTGTCAATGGGGTTATACAAACCCTGCGTGACACCCAAGCTAACGCTTCTGATGCTGCAAAGTTACTTGGAAAATTTTCTGATACCGCTTCCAAATTAGACTCTTGGGAAAAGAAAACTAAACTCAAAAGACCATTGACCACTAAAGAGGCAATGGATCTCAGTATTCAAAGGAGGAAAATCAAACAAGCCGAGAGAGATATCAAAGATATTTGTTTGATGGCTGGTTGTGGAGATGTATGGAAAGAAGCTCAGCGTATTCGCGCTCAAAGTGAACGTGACCATGCAGACTACATGCGGGATATCGCTCGCAAAAGAAAGATAAGAAGGGCTAAATTTAGAAATTATGCCATTGTGTTTTTGTTGTTTACATTGTGCATCATGCTGTCTGTCACGGGTTGGGGGGTAAAACAAGTTTGGAACAAATGGAAAGAAGTGGAGATGCTGGAGCGTTATGAAGAAATTCGTAACCTTAGAAAATGTGGACGTAATAAGTGCTAATGGCCTTCTTGCTGGTAGTTGTTGTTAATGATGAAGTTATTTCAGATGATAGAATGTTGTTTAGAGACGTGTATCGTTGCAATAAATTTGCAAGAGCTATAGAAAAAGGTAAAACAAGACCTGATGAGTACATTTATTATAACCAGAAGAACATTAGTGCTTACTGTATTCCTAGAATGGTAGCGCCTGATACTACTCTTTATGACTAAGGATAAATAATATGAGTCTTTTAACTAGTTTAGTTGGGCCTGTTACTGGGCTACTTGATAAGTTTATACCTGACGCTGATGAGAAAATGAAGATCGCGGCAGAGTTGAGTTCGATGGCAGAGCGCCACGCGCAGGAATTAGCCAAAGGCCAGTTAGAAGTAAATAAAGTCGAAGCGGCATCTAAATCTATGTTTGTAGCGGGCTGGAGGCCAGCCGTCGGCTGGACATGTTGTATTGCCTTACTCTCGAACTATATCCTCATACCAATGGCTAATTTTGTTTTGCTTTTAGCAGAGATGGGGGTCGAAGTGCCAAGTTTAGATATGTCAGCAATGATGCCTGTCCTTCTTGGAATGCTTGGACTTGGAGCAATGAGAACAGTAGAAAAAACTCAAAAGGTAAGTAGAGAGAAATGAGCAAAAAATTAGATCCTGAGTCTGAGTATGCTAAATATGATACAGATGGGGATGGCATTGTGAGTGATGAAGAACTAAAGGCTTCAGAGAAACTTCAACAATTAGAGCTACAGAATGAGAAAGCTGATGCCCAAAAGAACATGTGTTGGATAACTCTAGGGGGCATGATGCTATATCCTCTGTTAGTAGTTATAGCTGATTTTCTTGGGCTAGATAAATCAAGCGATGTATTAGGTGCGATGAGCAGTATTTACTATGTTAGTGCCGCTGGTATTCTGTCTGTTTGGTTTGGGTCTACTGCGTACACTAATACTAAGAATGGTAATAATAAGTGAGTGTAGATCTAGTCAGGTTATACGCTGAGATTGCCAGTGATGAGGGTAAAATACTACATAAGTACAAATGCTCATTAGGGCATGACACTATAGGGATTGGGCACCTTGTTCAAGCAGATGACCCAGAAGCTAATTTACCCGTATATGGTGCGTATGAAGAAGTGTCTGAAGAGGTATGTATTACTGAAGACAGGTGTTACGAGTTGTTTCAAAAAGATATACAAGGGGCTATTGAAGGGTGTAAAAGACTGTACTCTAATTGGGAGGATTTACCACAGGAAGCACAACATGTGCTTGTTAATGTGTGCTTTCAATTAGGTCAAAACGGGCTAAGTAAGTTTAAAAAAACAAATATCGCCGTAGAAGATAAAGACTACCGATCATGGGCAGTTAACATGATTGACAGTAAATGGGCTTTACAAACCCCTGAACGTGCAAGAAGATTACGAAACAGAGTATTAACACTAGCGAGCGCCTAAATGACTTTACAAAAACTAGCGTTAAATCCCGGAGTAAACAAAGAAAAGACTAGTTATAGCAATGAAAACTCTTGGGTAGAGTCAGATAAAGTAAGATTTAGACAAGGCTATGCAGAACGTATAGGCGGCTGGACGCGCACTTCAGTTAATACGTTTTTAGGCACATGTAGGTCGTTGTTTAACTGGGTTACTTTAGGAGGTGCAAACTACATAGGTGTAGGCACTAACCTTAAATTCTACGTAAGTCAGGGGGGCGCATATTACGATGTTACCCCTCTACGTGCTACTACCAGTGCAGGAGATGTAACTTTTGCTGCAACTAATGGGTCTTCTACCATTACAGTTACTGATGCTTCTCATGGAGCCGCTGCAGATGAGTTTGTTACTTTTTCCGATGCAGCCTCTTTAGGAGGGCTTATTACTGCAGAAGTGCTTAATCAAAACTATCAGATAGCTTCTGTTACAAATGCTAATACGTTTACAATTACAGCTAAAGATACTTCTGGGGATACTGTAACTGCTAACGCTAGTGATAGTGGTAATGGTGGATCATCTGTAGTTGGTAAGTACGAAATATCTGTGGGGACTGCTACAGCTATACCGCTAATAGGATGGAGTGCGGGTACGTGGGGTTCAGGTACATGGGGCAACGGCACTAGTTCGGATACATTAAGGCTGTTACGGTTATGGAGTCAATCTGCATTTGGGGAGGATCTTGTTCTCGCCTTTCGTCAGGGAGCCTTATACTATTGGGATTCTTCCGGGGGGTTAACTAGTCGGGCTGTTTTAGTTTCTAGTTTAGCTAGTGCGTCAGATGTACCTACTGTAACAAATATGGTGCTTGTTTCAGATGTGAGCAGGTTTGTCTTCTGTTTTGGAGCGAATACGCTAGGAACTTCTACTCAAGATCCCCTTCTTATTCGCTGGTCAGATCAAGAAAGTGTAGTAAATTGGACGCCCGCAGCAACAAATCAGGCTGGCAGTCTACGTTTATCGCGGGGGAGTTCTATTATAACGGCTGCTCAAGCACGGCAGGAAATTCTAGTGTGGACGGATTCTGCGCTATATGCCTTACAGTATGTTGGTGCGCCTATAGTGTGGAGTTCTCAGTTAGTAGGAGATCATATATCTGTAATCTCACAAAATTGTGTAGCCTATGCTAATGGAGCTTCTTATTGGATGGGTATTGATAAGTTCTATGTTTATGATGGTACAACTAAACAGCTACGTTGTGATCTTAGACGCCACATATTTAACGACATAAATAGAGAACAGGTAGATCAGGTATTTGCAGGGACAATAGAAGCATTCCATGAGGTATGGTGGTTTTACCCTTCTCTTGACAGTAATTCTATCGATAAATATGTGGTTTATAACTACCAACAGGACGTATGGTACTACGGAACTTTAGCTAGAACAGCTTGGATAGATTCCGGGCTACGTGATTATCCTATAGGGGCTACGTACACAAATAATCTGGTCGAGCATGAAAACGGGGTGGATGACAACGAAACAGGTACCCCCACCGCTATCACTGCTACTATATCTTCCGCTCAATTCGATGTAGATGATGGGGATAGATTTGCATTTATCTGGCGTGTATTACCAGATATTACATTTGAAGGGTCTACTGCAGACAGTCCCACTGCTACTTTGAGCTTGCTACCATTAAATAATTCAGGGTCTGGGTACAATGATCCTACTTCTGAAGGAGGTAGTAATAGCGGGTCGATCACGCGCACGGCTACCTTACCTATTGAAAAGTATACTCAGCAATTAAATACAAGAGTACGAGCGCGACAGTTGCAGTTAAAAATAGAATCTACCACTTCAGGGGTAATATGGCAGTTAGGTTCTCCTAGAATAGACATAAGATCCGACGGAAGACGATAATGGCAGTAGATACTACAGAATACGACATAACATTTAAGGCACCCGTGTTGCCCCCGGCTTCTACCGAATACAGCAAACAAAACTTTGATAGTTTAAACAACGTATTAAGGCTGTATTTTAATCAATTAGATCAAGCCTTACGAAGCAATAAGATTATTAATCAAGCTGAAGCAACTACTTGGTTTATGAGCTAATGGCAAATACATACGTCAATGCAACCGTAGATTTAACTTCAACTAGCATAACTGTGCTGTACACTTGTGCGGCTTTAACTACGGGTATAGTTAAATCAATAATAGTATCTGAAGATTCAGGAAACGCAGACACGATAACGGTGACACTCACTAATAGCTCCAGTGCGGTGTTTAGTTTGTTCAAAACTAAAGCTATATCAGCTAACGCAACCCTAGAACTACTTACGGCTCCTCTTGTATTACAGGCAGGAGACATATTGAAAGTAACGGCAGCTACTGCTAACCGACTGCATGTTGTAGCCAGCATACTGGAGATTACGTAAATGTCTGAATTTGGTGGGGGAGTTACTTTTGGTGCAGTTAAACCAAACGAGAATGAGATATATAGTTCTCCGATTGAAGATGAGGGGAGCACTTTTAAAGATGCAGGGTTTACTCAAGAAGAAGATGCGGGGGTTACTTTTGGAAACGCTGCGGGGAGCACTTTTGAAGATGCAGGGTTTACTCAAGAAGAAGATGCGGGGGTTACCCAAGAAGAAGATGCGGGAGAAGCCCCTAAGTATTCAATGGAAGAAGAAAACCAAGGGGATGACCCCCTATCTCACCTTACTCCAGAAGAACTTTTAGAACTCTATAAAGAGTACATGAGGCAGCAGCAGGAAAATGGGGGATCTGCGAGGGACAAGTTTGGATCATTTACAGATTGGCTTAATTCTGATCCAGCAAAAGATTTTAGAACCCGTGGTCAACCAGATTTTACGCCTATAGATGCAGAAGAACTAGCTCAAATAAAATATCTGGAAAGCAAACGGGAAGAATATGGGTACTCAGTAGAAGAATGGTATGGAGAAGGACGTGCTTATGACCAAACTCTTTGGAAACCTAAAGAGTATGCTGCTGATACTGAGTATGCACAAGAGTTAATAAAAAAAGTTAAAGATGAACATGCAGCAAACAAAGAGCAAATAGCTAAAGCTTTAGGGAATGCGGCGGAAAAACAAGGAGCAGATTGGGGTGCTTGGGGGGAGACACTATTAGATGTAATAGGAAAAGCAGCAGATTATGTACAAGACGCTATAGAAAATCCAAAGTTACCGGGAATAACAATAACGCATAGTGGTGATGAAGGGGTTTACGCCACTATATTAATCCCAATCCCCGGATTACCCCCTTGGGTACAAGGCGATGGGTTAAAAATTCCTGTAGCTAAAGACGGAAGATTTGTGCTTGGTGATTCTATATGGGAACAAATAAATAAAATAGGCGAAAAAATAAGAGGACTGCCTGAAAATATTTCTGAAGGAATAGAAAATGTTATTAAAGAGGTTAGTGAAACAGGGGAACGAGTTAAGCGTATATGGACTGATGGTAAGGGTAATATACTTGCAGATATTGTAAATACTGCAGGGGAGTTATCAGAAGTATTGACATTACCAGTAAGTATATTTGCAGGAGGCGAACATGACCAAAGTATTATTGACTTTTTGCTAAAAGCGGGCCTTTTAACAGAAGCATTAGAATGGTTAAAGAGGAAATTTGAAGAGGGGGGCGAGGGTGTTGACCCTAATGTAGAAACTCCAATTGTTATTCCTGTTGTCCCTGAAGGAGATGTTACTTTTGGAGATCCTTCAAAACGTCCACTCACGGGGGGAGTTACTTTTGGGGAGAACAAACAAGACGATCCCCCAATCACAGGTGGAGCCACTTTTGGGGAAAATACAAAAGGTGAAGATCCAATTACAGGTGGGGCCACTTTTGGGGAAAGTATAAAAGGTGGAGCCACTTTTGGAGAGAATACAAGAGGTAAAAATCCAATTACAGGTGGAGCCACTTTTGGAGAGAATACAAGAAGTATAGAGGGTGGTGGTAGTACTCCTAGTGATATTGTTACTAGTGGGACTAATGTAAGTGATACTTTTACTAGTGGTGGCGGTGGCGGTGGCGGGGGAAATCCTTTTATGGGGGCACCGTTAAGAAGACAAAGACCCCCAGTAGAGGAGGAAGAAGATCCATTTGACCCCTTCTATTTCGGAGATTTTGAAAATATATATGACCCTGTAGCTATAGTTATGAACCCAAAAGCAAGGGAACAATTTGGAGGAGTTGGCATAGCCTCTCTTGCAGTACGTGATTTAGTTATAAGTGGAAAGAATTTAGATCGTATCCAAGAACAAGCAGAAAATATAGGAACCCCCCAGAATAAAAAACCCGCAAATGTAGAAGATATGAGAGCAGCTTCTGCAGCTAGAGGTGGCCTTGTACGGCCTAGTTTTCCTGATAAACTACAACGTATTATGAGATATGCTATATGAACGATCAGGTAAAAGACGAAAAAAAAGATAGAACAACAAAACAAAATTTATTGGGGCTTGCTGCAATAGCGGGAGGTATTTTTGCGGGTAGAGATGCAAGTGCGCCCGGATCGAGCACTAATTTAGGATATCAGGGGGAAATACCTGATTATAGTCTTGTCCGAGAGCAGGTATTAGACACTTATGACGCTGATAGAACCCCCGGTTCACGAGGGCAGAGGTACTTTTCCGACGCTAGATATGTACCTACGACAAGTCCTGATATAACTGGAATACGACAAACTCTTTTTAATCAAGCTAATGTTGGCCCAGATAGCTTACGTGCAGCTAATTATGCACGGATGGGAAAAGAACTTCCTGATTTAGCTGGTAGAGGGCCAACAGGAATAGATTCTGTGATGGGCGCTCCGTTAAGCTATGCAGATAGAGGGCTACCAGCAGTCCCTGCAAAAACTTATACCGCAGAAGACGTTACAGACCCCACGCAAACACAATATTTTCCAGATGGCACCATGTACATACCTAATTACGGTTTTGTTAACGCTAATGATCCAGCTTCAATGGCGCAACTTACTGCAGCAGGGGTAGAGCAAAGAAGGCTTGCGAAAGAAGCGGAAGAAGCGGCAGCGGCAGAAGA